CATTACGGAGATGGAAGTAATTTGACTGGAGTAATACATACACAATATGTATTGCCTACTAATACTGTGTTTAGTTCTGTTAGTGCTTTGGCTTTAAGTGGTACCCATTACGGAGATGGAAGTCATTTAATCAATTTACCAACTTCTAATCCTTTTGATCAATCTCTCAATACTACTAATAATGTTAGGTTTAGTAGTTTAAGTCTTACAGATGGATTAACTGCCCATTACACTACTATTATTGGTGACTTGTCTTGTACCGGTAGGATATATGCTGGTGATGTACATGCTCCATTAAGTGTTACAGATTTAACCACTACCACCAAAACTCTTGCTTTGTCTGATGTTAATAGCATTATAACGGGATCTAGTACTTCTGATATGACGGTTACTATTCCTTTGAATAGTAATGTACCATTTCCGGTTGGAACCGAAATAAAGTTTATACAATTAGGAACCAAGAAAATAATATTAACGGGGGCCTCTGGAGTAAATTTGGCTAACATCAGCAATCAATTCAAGACCAAAGGGCAACACGCAGTGGCTTGGTTGTTTCAAGTCTCTGCAAATCAATGGATATATGCCGGTGATACTTCACCTTAGTTGATGATATTACAAAACAAAAAAAGACCTAGAAGAAATCCTAGGTCTTTTTTTTATTATTAGAGGGAAATTTATTCTTTTTCTTTTGCCATTTTAGCTTTGGCCTTTTTACATTTGGTACAAGGGCATTCTTTTTTCTTACAAACCTTACCTTCTGTACAGGGACAAGGTGTTGTTTCTTTTTTTTCCAAAATAGTTTGGTAAATTTCTTCCATGGAGATGTAATCTTTAGTGCGCATAGATATACTTATCTTAATCAAAAACAATTGCAGAAATTAATAGTGACCTAGTAAAGACTGGTTATAAATATTTTTATGATAAACATCACACCCACCGGAGCGTGGAATTATAATGAAAGCCTGTACAATGAAAATCATTATTTAGATGAAGGAGTGGCAGAGTATCTGGCAAAATTAATAGGAAATGATGGTACTCTTTTAGACTTTGGTTGTGGTGCTGGATATTATTTAAAATATATACAAGATAAGTCAAATAATCTAGAAATATTAGGAGTAGAACCTTATGCTCAAAATCATCATGATTTGAAGACTAATCATATTGTTAGTAGAGATTTAACTGTAGATTTTGACCTAGGAAAAAGGGGTCATTTGATGTGCATAGAGGTTCTAGAACATATTCCATCTAAGCTAGAAGGTAATGCCGTAGAGAATATAATCAGGCACTGTAATGGTTATCTTATTATCAGTTGGGCAAAAATAGGACAAGGTGGGCACGGACATATTAACTGTAAAAATCAGGTAGATGTAATAGCTTTATTTGAAAGTAAAGGTTATTCTTTTTTAGAAAAGGAATCTTTGGAAATAAGAAAAGTGGCTCATTTGTGGTGGTTACAAAATAATTTGTGCATTTTTAAATATCGAGAATAAATGAAAGATTTATTCATCGTTGTTATAACCAATTATAGCCCATTCTGATGGGAGAAAAGGTATTAAAAATTAATGTGTTTTCCTCGCGAGACTTGTCACACTGTTCAACGATCGACCGGCAAGAGCCAATCCTTTAACGTCTGAGGCCAGTGTTTAGAATAAGAGCTAGAGATACAAAACACAAACTGACCGAAACTTTCTCTAGGTTGTCCGGCTCTATGCGTCCGGCTCTGAATTATTTATTTCTTCTATAATATCTTCTTCTGCAAAAAAAGCAAAATCAAAGAAGGTGTGATCTCTTTCCAGATCTTTAAAGACATACAAAAATCCTTTAGAGAGATCTTGTTCATCACTGTCTTCTTCAATCTCTCCGGTAAACCTAGCAGGGCCTTCATAGCTGGCTATATCGGAATAAGGATCTGTGTATTTAATTTTATAGAATTTATCTTTTTCAGGTATCATATTAAAAGCGGTACACCAGGTGGGAATTGAACCCACACCTAGGAGTTATCAACTCGAAACGCTTATAAGGCGCCTTGCTCTACCGTGAGCTACTGGTGCATAAAATGGTCGCCTAGGCCGGACTTGAACCGGCACAGGGGATGCCCCCCGACAGATTTTAAATCTGTTGTGTCTGCCATTTCACCACTAGGCGTTAAACTATTAAAGAACAAAAATGGTGGGCCCGGAGGGATTTGAACCCCCAACCAAGCGATTATGAGTCGCCTGCTCTGACCATTGAGCTACAAGCCCGAAAATTTACTTACAATTCAAACGCGAGTTCATTATCACCACATTGTTCAGCAAATTCAACAAATCTTTCAAAATCATCTACAGCGTCTTGTACGGTTTCAAATTGATCCCAATAAGCAACACCTTCTTGATGTTCTGCTTCTACGATGTATTCAGAGAGAAGATCTTCCAAGGGTTCTGCGTAAGGAACAACTACCTGAGTGGCGTCAATAAAAGCCGTCTTGAAAGGATGCTCCAAGGTGTTCATGTCGTGGTGGTTTGGATTGCTGTATTTCATTGTGATAATATTAACGGAGGTTGACGGGAAGTTCAAGAACAAAGAGCATGAGTCCAGGTGCTCCAATCTGGAGGATTTTGTGTGGAAGCTAATTCATTAAGAAGTTCTTGTTCTTCTTCAAAAATAAAAGACTGAACCAAATTTTGTTCAGCCATCCATTCTGCATATAAACCTGCTAACTCGTTGTCCATATTAGTTTAAGAATTGAATTTTTTCTACGATAGGATGATCTACGGTAATAGGTGCTCGGTTATAATCAAAATAACGATCCAATAATTCTGGTTGAAGCTGCTCTAAAAGAATAGATTCTGCAGTAGAAAGATCTTCTCCTGATTCCAATTTAAATATTAGCTCTTCATAATCTACTTCTACTGGAACCATTTCATTGAGGAGACCACGGATGTATACGGTGTAATGCATAATTTAATAGTAGGTGAGGTTGTGGGGAACTGAAAGAAAATTTTTGTATCACGGTAGGATTTACGTCTTGCTACATTCCAATTACAAGAAGACCTAAATACCAGTGGGGTTGTGGTTACCGTGATACAAAAATATTAGGCATGATGCAAGTTGTTAATTCCTTTGGTTTCCATAATATCTTCAATTTCTTTGATATGTAAAGGTTTTCTATGAAGATCCCATCCACAATCTAAAATCTTATAGGTCTTATCTTCTGGTCTAGAAACTTCTAAAGTACCGTGACTATGACCACAAAGATGCATAGCACCGTGACCCATATTATCCCAGACCCGCATAGGAAAATGAAAACAAACAAAAGTCTTTCTCCCTTTACGAAAAGTAAAATAATGTTCTAGATATTTAATAAAGGTTCCTTTAATACAAGCTGCTACCTGTATACGAGTTCCACCATAAGATTTTTGAATAGGATTATTATGATTACCCCAGAGCATCCAGACCTCTTTAACTCGAAGCTTGCTCATAATATCTTCATACTTTTCTCGGGAGGTATTCAAACAAAAATCTCCGAGATGCAATAAAATACCGTCTTCTCCTACTGTCTCGTTGATAATACGAATCATGTCTTCCGTCATTTCTGTGGCATTATTATAACCACGCGTGCCATAAACAAAATCTCTATCATGATTAAAGTGTGTGTCTGAAGTAACAAACAGCTTATCATAATCTTCCTCTGAGAATTTGTACATAACTTCCATAAATACTATTATATGCAATTCGATGCTTTGGTCAACACATTATTAGAAAAACATAATTCACCTTGCACCAAGGTGACCGGACAACAACCTTCTACTCGTAAAGATAAAAAATATATGAGATGTGCCAGAGTGGGCGGCAAACTCAAAAGAGTTCATTACGGGGATCCTAATATGAGAATCAAGAAGTCTAACCCCAAGCGTCGTAAGAGCTATAGGGCTAGACATCATTGTAGTTCTGCTAAACCAGGAACCGCAGAATATTTCAGCTGCAAGAATTGGTGAAGGTCTTCCACAACTTGTGAGGGTCCAACTCCTTTCCGTCTAGTAACGAAAAGCCAATCCAAGCATATTCAGGAAACAATTCTAGAATCTTCTGAGCCTTGCCTTTACGATCCAATTCTACAAAATCTGGATTTTGCAAATACATGATCACCCAGAATACTTTTTTTGCTATAATCAAAGTCTTTTCATAGAGCTCATCTAATAGAGGTTTTAAAGTAGTTACTAACTCCCAATCAAAATTAGTAGCTAACTGCTTTTCAAACTCTTCTCTAGGAGGTTGATTATATTCCACAAATATATCGAACAAATGATCTACAGTCTTAACTCCTGTAAACACTCGATGTAATTCTAGATAACGAAGGGTCTTGATCTTCTTTAAAATTTGATTGGTATCAAGTTTATCTGTTTCATCATAGATGACCACTCCTTCAATGTCTTTAAGAGGTTCTATGCTCTTTTTGAAGTCTTCTACATTATCACTCAAACGAATTCCAAAAGATTTAGGTCTTTCGACTTCCATCTCTTTGGCATACACATTCAAATTGTGTTGAGATGCATAAGAATAATCTGAATGTCTAACCATTCCAATCAACCACAAAGTGGGTTCTGCAGTTTCATTTAATACAATACGATTAGTGGGAGTAGTCCATTCAAAAAGAAGGGTAAACAAACCACAATCTAACCATTCATTGTCAAATGCTTTTGGATACTTCTTCTTGAGTAGTTCTATTTCAAATCCATTATCTAGCTGTGTTGCGTCTATTGTGCCTCTAGTGCGAACAATAAGTTCATCCTTATAATTGCTAACAATTAAACAAGAACCATCAATTTTTTGAACGGCACGAAAGGTTAATTTTTCTGGCAAAGATTCAAAATTGGGCTTTTCACCGTAGTTCATAAACTTACGGAAACCCAGAGATACTGGATGCATGTCGGACTTGCGCCAGATAGAAGAACGAAAGTACTTGTTATCTTCATTCCAATTTACACTCATGTCTTTAGGAGTAACCAGAACACAGTCTTCACCTGCTATGACACAGTCTTTGATAAAGAATTCTTCTAACGAAGGAAGGGTAAATCTCATGACCCATTATGGATCCATTAACAAGAAGGGGCACGTTTTTTCTTTCGAGTTCTGCGAGCTGGTTTATGAGAAGCCTTTTTAATTTTCTGAAATTGTTCCCATTGCCACCAAGAAAGCCAAAAAAAAGTTAAAGACATTCCGACATTAAGAAGTATCTCTGTTCTATTAGGAGTAGATAAAGTTAATACATTTAAAACGGCTCCACATACTGTAACAGCTAATCCAAATTTTGCAGACCAGGCTTTTATATGATTATCCCAAATAGAATTGTCCGGATCGCCAAAAATATGTATTAAAAGAGCCAAAGACGAAAAGGCTATGGTGCAATTAGAAAATACATTAATTAAAGTATCCAAGTTCATATCTTTATTTACGGCGTCTTATTCTTTTTGATGTAGATGGAACTGGGGCTACTTCTTCTGGTAACAATTTTGCGGTAAAATATTCTATGCCCTTCAACCCTAAAAATCCTAAAAGAAAAGCTATACTATAATGATAATGAGTATCATCTAATTTAGTTACGGATACTATAATAGGTGTTATATAATTGGCAGATGCTGCTCCACCTATTAAACTAGAAATGGTTCTAGTCAAATTCATGGCAGAATTTTTAGAAGTTAATAAAATGGCACCAAACAACCCACTTATGAGTAATCCAATATCTATACCATATTGCTTTAGATTGAATTGCTCGTTGTCCATCTTATTATTTATCGAAGAAAAACAAATAACAGAGAAATGATAGCAGATGCAATTAATATATAAGTGCCTGGTTTTTTCCATATACTCACCGGAGAAGGAAAAGGAGGGACTATGGGTTCTGGAGAGGGTTGAGGAGGAACCGGTATTGGTTCCGGTTTTGGTGGTTCTGGAAAAGGATCTGGATCTTCTGGAGTTTTTTCTTCAGATCTTATAGTCCAAAAATCCATACTTAACGCTGGATTTAAAAGATACTCTATTGGAAAATTATGATAACCGTTTAAACCGACATAATTACCCCAAGAATTTCTTACCATTATTTGTATAGACGTATCTGATGCACTTAAATAACCAACTGCTAGCATACAATGTCCGCCTAATAATTTTTCATTAGTGGTATCTGGTATAGGTACTACATTATTAATAATAAAACCACATTGGGTCTTTGTAAAGGATTCATACAATCTAGCTCCGAAAGTAAATGGATAGCCTTCTGCTAAACAAGAAAGTATATCATTTTTAGTCTGTGGTACACTGTAATAGGTCAATGCTTGGTGTAATTGGCCTTCATTCCAAACAGAAAGTGGAGGGTTTTCTGTAAATTTTTCTACAATATAAGGCCAAGTTGTTTCTTTGACTACTCCGTCTTTAACTGTAGATTTAAGAGCATCTCTAACTGATGCTCCAGAATCTGTAGATATTGTATTTTCTATTTTACGGGTTGAATAATAAGTGAAAAGAGGTGAAGCATCCCATTTTAAGAATCCTTGTTTATTTCTAACATATTCTACCATAGCAGTAGTAGCAAAAGCTGTACAAGCTCCTAGATCTCCTTGATTCTTAATAGGCTGTAATCCGTCTCTTAAATCTATTCTAGGCGGTAAATTTTCTATTACAGACGCTTTAAAAACAAAATCTCTAGAATCCGGAAAATCTGGAACATGGCCGAAAAAAAATACATTAGTAAGCATGTATATACTTATAAAAAAGTACAATGGCCTAATAAATTTTGAACAAAATCTAAAAGTAAATTATGTTGCAAAGGATTTTTCCATCCTTCGTGTATTTGAGTCTGTGAGTAAAACCACCAACGCATAGCTTCTGGATGAGGTCCTATTACTCCAATAGTTCCTTGCCATAAATGCTGAATCAGGGCTGCGGGGTCACCATTTTCATAAAAAGCTTGTATAGTAGCATAACATGCATCCCCTCTTCCTTCTGTTACAACAAAAGAAGCACCGTCATGAAAGTAAGCTAAATGTGGACCAGTGTTTCTCCATTTTAAAGGTACAATAGCCGGACCAGATCTACGAGTAGAAGCACCTGGTCTTTTAATATGTTGTACCGCTTCTATATCACCTAATAAATCAAAGTAATGTTTACTAGCAAAATAAGCTCCTTGACAAATACCGAGATACTTGCCTCCAGAAGATACATAATCATAAACCATTTGTTTGTGATTTATGAGATTTTCATCAAATTGATCTGCATCACCTAAACCACCCGGAAAGACCAAACAGGTAGCTTTAAAAACATTTTCTGCATTAAATTCTAGATAGGGATACGAACTGGGTCCTATCATTCTAACATCATATAGCCCAGATTGATTTAATACTTCACAAGTAGCATCTGCACAGTCTATACTGCACATTGGATGATCTGTGTAGACCAAAAATAAGGGCTTAGGTTTCATTTTATATATTCCAAATTATAAATAGAATTTAAAGTTTTAAAACCAGTTTCTGTAATTTCTGTAACCAAAGAAGAAGAAAAAATTCCACCCATTTTAACCCCGCATCGAATTTCTCTTTGCACTATCACAGATTTACCTATAATAGGTTCTGCAACAAGATAACCTTCTAACCAATAGTCTACTGGAATAGATACTTCTCCATTATGTTTACCAACTTCATATTCATCCATAGAAGGGGTAATGTATTCTGGATTATCTACTGCAGATAATTTACTAATTCTTACATATTTTTTTTTCATATTATTTTGTGGCTTCTTTTTTCTTTAAAAATTCTGCCCATTTAATAATAGTATCCCTATCCATATGCCAGATTCCTTCCCATTCTCCTAATTTTTTAAGAAATGTAGTTGCCTCTTCCATGGTCATAGATGCTTCTGGGTCTTTGTAATTAAGCGGTTTCTCTTTCTTGTTCATATTTTAATTCTGCTTTGATATCTGAAGAAGAAAACCAACCACCGTCTGTAAAGCCATATTCCATTAACAGATTAATCATCCAGTATAATTCTTCTCCATCCGGAGTTTCTGTAATCTTTCCGGAAAATATACCCGGACCTTGATAGCTAGTCTCCGAAAAATCTTTTCCATCTGCTTGATAATCTATAAAATAGCAACAATCTTGTTCTGGTTTCATAATATAATATTAATTTATTATTAAATAATATCTACTGGAGGAATTTGAATACAGTTTGAATATTCTTGCCATCTAGCTTTCATTTTTTTAAGAGTTTCTTCCGGTACATTATGAATATTATCAAAAGAATTATTCATCTGATATACCTTAAACTCTGCATTATATTTCTTTGCTATCAATTCATAGGGTTTAATTTCCTTAACTGTGGTAAAAGTATTAGACACCACTACATTAAAACCTCTGTTCAAATAATCTTCGGTCTTTGCTTGACACCATTCATGGGCCTTACCTAGTTTAGATGCATCGAAAATATATTCTTCTCCTAAGATAAAATACATATCAGCTTCTAGATGTCGTGTAAAACCAGAAGTTCTTGCTTGAATTTCTTTGGCTTTGGTAGATTTTCCAGAACCTGGAAGACCGCGAATAAGAGTAAGATTGGCCATGCTATTATATTAGAAAAAATAAATAGGAACCTCAATCTCTAAATCCAAAACCAATAGGTCTCTTTTCTTCCTTTTCATTGTTGCTAATTTGATCTTCGTGATTAAAAATATCTGCTAAAGTCATAGCCCCTGTTATCTCTATATCTTTGTTAATTTTATCAGCTAGTTTTTGAGCTTTGTCTTTATTCAATTTATCAAATTTGTATTCTGCCTTCAAACGACCTTTACGAAGCAATGCTGGGTCAATTAAATTGCGATCACAATTATAGGTGGCAATAATAGCCAGTTGACCCAGATCTGCATAAAGACCATCTGTTAAATTTAATACAGAAGACACCAGGGTAGAATTAGCAAAACCATCTTCTGATTCTCTTTTCATCAATGCTTTCTCCGCATCTTCTAAAATTAAAACAGATCCCTTGTGACTGTCTGTGATAATATCTGCAAACTCTGGAGCAGACAAATGACTAATCATTTGAGGTGGAATAAAAATAAAATTACGTTTTACCTTCTCGACCAAATGTCTAATAGCCGAAGATTTACCTGTACCCGGTTCACCGTGAAAAAGAAATAAACCTGGTTTCTTTTCAGATAGAATATTGATTATATTCTTTTCAAATTCTTCAAAATCTTCATTATAATGATCTAGACTAAATTTTTGATCTGTGGTAAGAGATAATTTGGAAACATACATTCCCGCTCTTCCAGATTTAATAATACCTATTTTAGGTTTGACGGGTTGAGAAGCCTCTTTAAACTGCATAATGTCTTCATATGGCAAACCATTTTCTATCAAATAATGAGCAGTTAAACCTGTGACGGTTATTTTTTCATCATCCTCTTTACACCCCAAAGATAAGTGGAAAAAAGCATTTTTATATAAAAACAAATATGAACAATCTGCTTCATTTTCATAGGTTATTCTATGAATACAAACTGCATTATCTTTAAAAAATTTTAACAAACCGTAATTTAATTTTGTAGCATGGAAAGAAAATTCAGATAAAGGTTTTTTAAAATAATGTGAAGCAATTATGTAAGCTAACTCCCAAGTACCGTCTGGTTTATTTTCTAATTTGAATTCTGTAAATTCTGGAAGTACTACATTTTTTTCTGAGAATTCTGCTTTAAGATTTTCAATATGTTCTTCTCTGTTAAAATTACCAGATTTATCTTTTATAGATAAAGAAAAATCTGTACTTAATTCTAACTCCCTCATTAAAGATGACGCAGATTGCATTAATATATTTTAGATTAATTTAATCAAAAAACACTATTAATTTACATAAGCTGCTTCGTTGGAAAATATTAAAGCTTGTATTAAGGTTTCCCACGGAGAAAATGCTACACGTTCTACCAATTCTCCTTGATTAACAATAGCTCTTTTTGGATCTTTATTATTTTGTAATTGTTTAAATTTAGCTTCTGCTAATTTTTTAGCTTGAGCTGTGATTGTTTCTGCTCCAGTTTTAACATTGGCCTGTTCTTTATTTTCTTTAACTAAAAAATCTAAAGCCATTTTTCTTTCCTTAGCTGTTGGGTAACGTTGCAATACAATTTTAAATACAGCTGTAATCCCTTTATCTGTATTCTTTTCTTTTGCCACAGCCTCTACTAATTCCGCTCGTTGAGATATCTTTTGCACCACTTCTGCTACTAACGGACTATTCATAAGGAATAAAGCTTGTTGAGGAACAACTGTTGAAGCTCTCCTTGTATTTGGTTGATCTGGATTAGACATATCAAATTGCATTAGTACGTCCGGCATATCAGATCTGTCAATATAAGCATAAGCTGTTCTTCTGAAAATAATAGGTTCTTCTGAAACATTGAATGAAGGTCCGCCATATGGTTCTCTTTGTAAAACTCTACCCATACTCAACAATGAATCTCTGTATGCTTCAAAATCTAATCTTCTAACATTAGCTCTCCACAACAAATTATTACCAGGATCAATTTTACTGTATTCTTTTAATGTCTCTACACTAAAGGTGTTGCTAGATTGTTGATATACTTTAGAAAGCATAATTGCTTTGTGCAGAGCCTTAACACTCCAAGCTGGCTTTTGAGGACCATAATCCGCCATGAACCAAGTAGCCAAGAAATCTAACAACTCTGGATGGGTTGGAGTACCGGCAGAATTGCCGAGATCATCCGGAGTCTTAACCAAACCTTCGCCAAAATGATACATCCAAACTCTATTGACTAAAACTCGAGCTGTTAAAGGATTGTCTTTGGTTGCAATGGCTTCTGCTAATTCTAAACGACCACTTTCTTTATCACTAAAAGGAGTCTTTTCTGGATTTAATATTTCCAAAAATCTTCTCTGAACAATTGTAGCTTGACCAGCAGCCGGTGGATTACCTCTCGGAAATAGTGGAGAATTTGTAGGCTTAACGGCGTCTTCTACTGCCATTGCTCTAACAAGACCGTTGGTTGCTGTAAGCTTAAATTCATTGATCTGTTGTATGGTATTAGACGCTCTCAACTTATCTTGCATTTCTATAGACCATTTTTTAGCTTCTACCCTCATGGTCTCAAAGTTCATATTTTTAGCTAAATTTAAAGCAGAAGGAAATACTGATATATTGTAGGCGTCTTTATCATCTGGATCAAAACTAGCATTTGTTATTTGAGCAAATAAATTAGCCCTTTGAGGTTCTACTTCTGCAAACAATTTACCCACTAATTCTGCTACTGTGTGAATATCATCTGTCAAAGGTTGTGGTTGTTGTTTGAGAAAATTTAATACAATAGGAGAATATGTTTTTGTATCTTGTAACATTTTAGATAAAACATCGTCTCTATTTTCTTTAACATGAACCAATTTAAAGAAGGGTCCTAAAATTTTGTCATTAGGATTGAAATGACGCCCTACAGCACTTTCAATATGTCTAGCTATTCTCGCATCCCATTTGTGTTTTGTTTGAATTTCTCCTGCCAGTTTTTTACGATCGGCATTTGTGTCTTTACCCATTAGAATAATATATTCTGTAATAGGAGAAGCATTTTTACCAAAGAAGTCTGCTTCTTCTCTTTGAATTTTGTAATAGGCATCAATAGATTTTTGTTCTAGTTCATTTAGTTTGGCTTGAAATTCTTGAAAGCCTTCTTTCTTATTAATCACTGGACCTTCTGTCGGTTCTGTACAGCTAAGAAACACTCCTTTCAATGCGTAATAATCTGCTATAGTCAAAGGATCAAATTTATGATCATGGCAACGAATACATGCCAAAGTCAAACCTAGCATGCCTCTTCCCACTACATCAATACGATCATTAATAGTGTCATTGGCATTGTTAAATCTTTGACCCACTGTTAGGAATCCCAAAGCCGCTAAGTTAGAAACATTGTTATCAGGAATTCTATCTGCCGCCAATTGATTTTTTAAAAACATATCATAAGGCATGTCAGCATTAATTGCATCAAAGACCCAATTTCTGTAAGTCCATGCATATGGTAGACGATAATCATCTAACCTTTGAAAAGTAGTAATACCTGTAGTGTCAGAATATCTTGCAGTATCTAACCAATGTCTTCCCCATCTTTCTCCGTAACCCTTATCCGCCAAAAGTCTATCAATTACTTTTTCATAAGCCTTTGGCGATTCGTCTTGAATGAATTGTTCAATTTCTTTAGGAGTTGGGGGTAAGCCGATGAGATCAAAATATGCTCTACGAAGTAGTGTTTCTTTACTAGCAAGAGGAGCTGGAATAATTTCTTTTTCTTCTAGTTTAGAAAGAATAAAATAATCAATTTTATTAAAACACCAAGATTCATTTTTAACTGTCGGTACTTTAGGAACTTGAGGTAATTTAAATGCCCAGTGATCTCTCTTGTCTTTAAGTTCACCAGAAGCCCTGGTGTCAAAAGCGCCTTGTTCAATCCATTTAGTCAGTAATGCTATTTGCTGATCAGAAAGCTTTTTCTTCTCTGGCATTCGAAGATCTCCATCCCAGTTAATAGCTTTTATGAAAGTGCTTTCTTTAACATTATGAAAGTCTATTACCTTACCGTTCTCTCCTCCTTTAAGAAGGCTTTCGTGAGAATCTAAACTAAGACCTCCTTTGGTTTTGCCTTTAGCTACAGAATGACAATCCATACATTGCTCTGTAAGCAATGGTAATATCTCTTTGTCAAAAGTTTGTTGTTGCTCTGGAGTAGGATCTACTTTACCAAAAGAACTTACGATGAGCAGTGAGCTCATCACCACACATAACCCAGCGTATAGTTTTTTCATATTAAGCTATAATATCTTTAATTACCTCACCAAAATTATCTGTCAATCTAAAATTACGACCGTTATAATTGTAAGTTAATTTTTTATGATCAAAGCCCATCAAGTGCATGATGGTTGCGTGTAGATCATGAATAGTAACGATGTCTTCAACAGCTTTGGCACCTGTTTCATCTGTCTTACCATATCTCATTCCGCCTTTAACATTTCCACCGGCCATCCAGATAGAAAAGGCTTTGCCATTATGATCTCTACCAGGAGTTCCAGCTCCTCCACCAGCTGTTGCTGTACGACCAAATTCTCCACCCCAAATTACTAGAGTAGAATCAAGTAAACCTCTTTGTTTTAGATCTGTTAATAAACCGGAAATTGCTGTATCATACTTTGCAGCTGTGTTTGTCATGTTCAACTTGATATTTTCATGATGATCAAATCCTCCAACATTTACTTGAACAAAACGCACTCCTCTTTCCACTAAACGACGAGCCACCATCAGCTTAGCACCGTCTTCTGTGCGACCGTATAAATCTTTAATATTTTCTGGTTCTTTGGTTACATCAAAAGCATCTGTAGCTTCTGTTTGCATTTTGAAAGCAGTTTCAAATGCTTCAATGCGAGATTCTAATTGAATATCTCTTTGAAGTTTTTCCATATGCATGAAATTCATGTTACGAGAAAATTCAATCTGTCTGCGTTGTCTTTCTAATGTAGAGAATTGACTCGTAAGGTTTGCTAAAATTTCATCAGAACGCATTCCTTGACGATATTGAACATTACAACCTTGGAACATTCCTGGTAAGAAAGCACACTGTCTCCAATTTGGATTACCATTCAATGAAATAAATCCTGGCATGTTTTGATTAGCGGTACCGAGTCCGTATACCATCCAACTACCAACACTGGGTTTGGGCAATTGTGAATCTCCTGTATTCATCATCTTAGCAGCTAGATCATGATCTGGAATGGGTGTTTGCATAGAGTTAATAATAGCCAACTCATCTGCATGAGATCCTACCTTACTCCATACTTCTGAAATGTTTAACCCAGATTTACCAAATTGCGGAAATTCAAAAGGCGAAGCAAATAACAGCCCACCATTCTCAGCTTTCATTCCGTCTTTAGATTTTAGTTCTGGCTTATAATCAAAAGTATCAATATGAGAAGGAGCTCCGCTAGCAAACAGCTGAATAATTGCTTTGGCTTTCACAGGAAAGTGAGGATTTCTAGCAGCCAAAGGAGAAGCAGCTTCTGCTGTATTTGCGTTAATACCATATAGAGCAGCTAGTGATAGACCACCCAGACCTGCTCCAAAGTCTGTGAGGAATTCTCTGCGTGTGAGAGGGGAATTTGGATGATTGCCGCAGTCGCTCATATAAAGTATTTATCCTATTAATACACTAGATTACAATTATAGCACGAAAAGAGATAATTATTTTACATGACTCTTATAGAGGAATTGTACAGTTCTAATGCCGTAGATCTAATAAGGGATTTATACAAGGATGATCTCAGTGCTAAAGAATCCTTCTATGAAGCCTTCGGTAATAAAATATTACAAAGTTCAGAAAAGGTTTTGTTGTCTAAACCTCTTGACATATTAATGTTAATTTGTTCTACAGCTAAATTTGCTTCTTCCAAAGATGAATCTTCTCAAGTAGCTGTTATAGTCTACAAAAGAATTAAAGAACCTAATCCTTTACCCTATGTTTTGGATGACAGAGGAATGGATTTGGCTGAAAAAAGTTTGGTAGCATTATCTTTTTTTAAACCAGCTTTAATGGCTCGTTGGAAAAAAGGAGGACCACATCCAGATTTTTATCGTTCTTATTCTAAAAGAGCTTTTGATTCTAGTGGTTATTATGATGTAGCAGAACATCACGAACAATGGGAAAACTTTTTTAGTGAATTTTTTATTTAAAATATAAAGCACAAGCACTCGCTACGATTGAAGCTGCTAAGTATATTTTTTCTACTATACATATTTTCAGTGGTTGTATTATTGTAAATCCGATAAAAATATAACACAAAAAACCAACTGTTTGTATTATTGAGTCTAACATACTAATCTTTAAAGTTCTGATTGATAATTTTTACACTAAGCATCTTTTGTAGTTTTTGACTGTACATTAAACCGTTGTTGGAATTATAACCCCTAAAGACAACTCCTTCTGCAGGTTTGCCGTTGGCATAATTAATTTGATTGACCCATTTTTGCAAATCATCTATGGTCCAAAGATCAAAATTTTGAAAAACTCTAACAACCGGAACTCCGGGAATATCTGAAACAACTCCGAGGCCATCTATCCAATTTACCGGAAGAACTGGTTTACGTGAAGGCACTTCAAACATGTTAAACAAATACAACTTAACTTCCGAGAAACCTGCTGGATTGCTTTGAATTCCGGGACCCGCAATCTCTCCTTGAATACAGTATCCTGGGCGAAGGTGTTCTTGGATATTATATTTGCGAGCCATTTGCCAATAAACATTTTCTTCTGTATCTTGTAATTCCATATTCCGAGAACAAACCCGAAAAGTTCCATTCTCTTCTTTGATGTAAGTTGCAGAGGTTCCGTCTATTTTCAAAGTAGCTTCTACATATTCAGCTTCTGCTAATTCTTCTAAAACTTTGATATTTGATTTAAGATTGTCTTCATCGGTCTTACTAACCAAATGAGTAGGAAAATTACCCTTAACCTTACCAGTCAATGATGCTGGCACTGGTTTCTCATATTTGGTGATACCAAGCATTCCAGCAATAGAGACATCCTCCGAAGGATCCTCCATATGATCCCAGATTTCTTGAGCACTGACCAAAGTCCTCGGAAAGATAAGTCCTTGAGAAATTGTACCACGAAGCTTGACTGTCTTGACTCTGATAGGCTTTGTAGGATCTTTCTTGTCCCAAAGAAATTTGTTCCATTCAGCTGGAGGTAACACTGTATCAATGGGAACAAAAATAACGGTGTCGCCTACTTTATATTCGTCTTTTTTAATAACTGATTGCCATCCCTGAACCCGGGCCAATTCAATTCTATCTGCTCCTTCAATGGGGAGAATTTCAGTGATAACTTCTAGAGATGCTAATTCCATATAATTAATATAGAAGCAAGAGACTGGAAGATCAACAAAAAACCCCTTGGATTTTGCCAAGGGGTTTTGTTTTTTAGTGCTTCTATAGGAAATTACATTTCTGGCATAGGCTCTTCAGAAGGCATTTCTTCTTCCGGCATAGGCTCTTCTTCTGATTGTTCTTGAGAAGATATTCTGCTTTGCAATTCTTGTGCTGCGGCAGAAACTGCTTCTACAGCTTGCATCAAAGATTGAAAATCTTGTCCCATGCCTCCTTCTTCAAAGGTACCGATTAAAGGTTGAATGGTTTGTAAATGAGCTGCGGTTGCATTTAGGTCTTCAGTGATAGCTTTGATTAAAGTTTTTTCAACTGCTAGGGCTTTGGCAGATTCTCCGGCTGTTTGGCTTTCAATACCGGCTGCTCTGGATTCTCTGATTAAGGAATAAGTTTGTTCTAAAGCTATAAAGTCTTTGGTGCGCATATCATATACTTATCTAGAAATAGATCAATCTCAAAAAGTCTTGAGGTTCCCTTTTGGATTGCTTAAGATCTAACCATGATTGAAACCTGTACAAAACAAAAAATTCAAAAATTTGTGACAACTGTGATTTACGCGTCTGGTTTATTTGGAGCTACTATTTGTGGTTCTATAAATGCCTACAAAAGGGGATATGAACACGGAAAAGAAGATGCAGACAAATCTTGGCATGCTCAATTAATTGACGCTGATTATGCAGAATATGAAAGAAAAACGGGAAAATGGAAACTAAGATCTATGGAAGATGTTTTAATGTCTGGCACTATTTTGGGTAGAGTTAAGCCAGAAGGTTGGTTTCCGGAACCAGAGGTAGATTCTAAAGAGGTAAAGCAGCAACTTAAATCTGGGAAGAAGCCATAGACTTATTTACCTCTTCCAAAATTTGAGACCTTAAATGTTCTGGGTAGGAATTAACTATCGAAAGAACAAAATCATTTAATATATTTTTTTCACGGACATAATCTTCTACTTTTTCCCTATTTTTAGCATCCGGACAACAATTAGTTAAAGCTTCTAAATGCCCTAAAGGATTTATCTTTTCATCTACTGGTTCTGTTTCTTTTATAAAAGATATTTGAGGAGAAATGCTTGAAACTTTCTTAAAAAGATCTTTAGTAATTTGTATAGCATCCGACATATAATAAAAATTTAATCGTGATTTCTATTTCAAGAGATTTAAAATAAACTGGAATAGTAAATTACTATTTACAAATACATATGACAAAAACACATACATATGCTGTCGCGGCTCTTATTGCAGCTGCATTCACCGCTCAGGCTGGCTCCTCGAGCATTTCCACAAACACAGTTGTATCTAATGGACTTCCAGCTTTGGAAGGATCTGTAGGTATTGACGTAGCCACTGGTTATGATACTAAAGGTATTCATATTGATTCCAAGGCTTCGACACAGCCGTATTTGAATCTGCGAGTTCCTTTTACGGTTAATGTCTATGAGATTGATTCTGCTTCTGTCAATTTTTCGACAAGGCAGTTTTCTAATCCAAATGCTACTCTTAATGATTGGTATCGTTCAGAAGTTAATGCAGGGGTCACCTTTAATAGTGGATCCTTTGCTATTACACCTACCTACCATTCCACCACTAGTCCCAATAGTGTAAAGGGCAGTGATCAAGCCGTCAATTTGACCGTAAAGTATAATGGTCTTCTCGGACTCAATCCACAGGTGATGGTTTATCGAGGCCTAGCTGGCACTCCGGGTTATGGTACCGGAAACGGAACCTATTATGTAGCAGGAGTTACTCCTTCTACTAGCTATCTAGGTACGACCCTTTCCTTGCCAGTTAATGTAGGAGTTGGTTCTGATAATTTTTATCCTAAAAATCAAAAATACGGATATGTTTCAGTTGGTTTGGGTACCAAGACTCCGGTTCTCAAGAATGTTTTCTTGAACACCAGCACTACCTATTACAATGCTAAGGAGACATTAAATCCTACTAATACCAACCACTGGGTTGCCAGTGCTGGTTTGAGTTTGGAATTCTAAGAAATCTCTATTAATAAAAAACCCCTTCTTGGAAGGGGTTTTTTTGTGCTTAAATCAATTTTTTATCGTATTTGGTTGTGTAAAGAAATACAAAACCTTTATGAGCTTCACTTAATTCCAGAGCATAGATTCTATCATTTTTCTTTTCTACAATAGCTCCGGCAAAATGGCCTCCCTTGGCAAATACAAAACCAAATTGAGCATCCTCTTTATTGTTTATATTTCCGATTATATGCAATAAACCATCACTTTCCTCGGTCTTGGTTACTATTCCAGTATAAAGTGTGCCATCTGGTCTATAAACTCGGATATTATCTCCTACTTGTAATAAAGAAACTGTTTTGATGTTTATTAAACCATTGGTATCAGAAAGATAAACTTCTTGATTTAATTTAAGTTTATTAAGATCTGGGGTACGAATATTTGGAATTTCTCTAAAAGAACCTAATGTGGTTATAGGAATTAATAAGCTAGATAGAATTATATTTTTTATTTTCATTTTTTCTTGGGAGGTGTATTATGAGGTTTAACTAACCAGGTTCTTCCTTTAATCATAATAGAAAAAGCTTCTTGTTTGATTTCAAACCCTTCTGCTTCTAGGTAAGCATTAAGAATTGCTACTTCGGCTGTATATTCTTGAGACGTGTAAAAATCATGATCAAACACGCCATTACTGTCTATCGGATCAATACGAAAGCCCATGTATCTACTTATGATAGATATATATTAAAAGCTAGTATGGTTTAATATAATATTAACTAAGATAAAGAGCCTACAATAGTGCCTCTAGCTGCTAAGGTAGCATAATTGCTATTCTTAACGGCGATGCCGTTAGAACCAGCTGTTATAATGCCGTAATTATAAATAGTTGTAGATTGTCCTAAAAGTACTGTAAACGGATGATTGTCAGTAAAAGTGGGGCCGGTGTATGTATTTTGAATTGTGCCGTAATTTGTTATAGTTATTATAGGATTTCCAATCGAATTAATATTTAATGCTGCATAGTTTACTGCAGAGCCAGTTCTACTATAACCAGTGGCAGTATGAAAGACATCTAAAATTGTACCAGGTTGTAAGGTTATATTAATTGATTGTGGGTTATTATCTTGAATTTGATTGAAAACATATAAATAACCACTTAACTCAAAATTATCAACTACACCTGGAGATAAAGTAATATTATAAGAGCCTCGATAAGATATAGAAGTACCTGTTAGTGTGCCTTGATTTATCCAATTAACAGATCCCCCAGTTGAAATAATATAAACTGGGCGTCCTGCGCGCCCGCCGGAACCAAAAGTTCCAACTGAGCTACCTTTAAAAGGTAAATGTCCTGCTCCACCAGCAGAACCTAATGAACCTCCTTGACCTCCCTGACCACCGACTGCAACTGATTGATTGTATTTGTTGATGAGATAGTCATCAACATATGGAAACGTAGGAATAGACATACCAACACCGCCTATATCATTTGTGGGCATACCTCCTGGTCCGTTTATATTACCCGCTGGGGCAAAAGAAGTATAAGAATTGGAAAAAGGCCAACCCAAACCAGCTGCATTCGGCACCCAACCTCCCGGTATTCGAGCGGGTCCAGTATCACCACCGAGGCTAGTTCCATATCCCTGTCCACCGCTTCCGCCGCTTCCGCCAACAATAATTGCCGGATCACTGGCTGTTCCGGAAAATGCAGCCATACCACCGCCTCCACCTCCGCCTCCGCCTATAATAGTTCCTCCTAAATTATCTATTGTAACTGGTCTATAAACTGTAATAGCATCTCCTCCAGGTGCTCCTGGTTGGGGTTGTAATATTCGCCGACCGCCAGAACTACCTCCTATTCGCGGAAACCAACTTTTCAGACCAAAATAAGTTGTTTCAAAAGAATCATTATAGTCTGAAAGATCATAGCCAGATCCTCTACCGCCAGAACCTCCCATACCCATTATAGTGCCTCTATTGTTTATAACAATATTACTATCATTTGTAAAAGCTGCATCAATAATTAAAGGACCTATAGTTTGTCCGGACGGTATAGTAATTGTGACATCTACAGGAGCTCTTCCGTCCCATCCTTTTCCAGTCAAATAAATACTAATTAAAGTGTTGCTATTATAAGAATTAATTGTTGGATAAGTTGTATCATATTCAGCTTTTGTTAATGTAAAAGAACCAACAAATTTTCTAATAGCACCATAAAAACTTTTAATCCCAATGGCTCCGGATGTTGGAACATTAGAATTAGCTGAATTTACAAAAGAACCTCCCCTATAATGGGATATTAAACTTGTATTAGAACCCGCAAACGTTCCACCCGGATGAAATTCTGCAAAAATTTCAGACATTGATATAGGAGCGGAATCATTGTGAATGGCCATATAATATATTTATACAAAAATAAAAAACTTGTGTACTAATAAAAATACACAAGTTTTAAAAAAGTCTCTGGTGCTCAGGCAGGACCGAAAATTTTAGTCTACGTCAATAGTAATATCTGTAGGTTTGTGTTTGATCAAGGGTACATAAACTTTAAGTAACCCTTCTTTAAATTTACTGTTAATATTAGTAGCATCTACTTCTTTGGCTAAACTAAATTCTAGCGTAGCTCTGCGATAGCTAATGCCGTTTCGCAAATAAGAAATAAAATGATCATCTGGTGTTTTCTCCTCTGAAGGATTAATGCTGATGATCAATCTATTTTCTTTGATCTGGATCTTAATATCATTTTTGTTTAATCCCGCCAATGCCACTTGAATTTCATATTCAAATGGTTCATTAGTTTCTTGTGAGCTATGAGCCAAGATATTATACGGATAATGAACTCCCGGGGCTTCAAAGGCTTTGTCTACATCTTTGAAGAATGAATTAAACCAATTGTCGTTAAACAAAGCTGGTAATTGGTTGTAACCAAACTCTGTGCCAAAAAATGGCTTAGTATTATTTGTGGTAATAATTTTAGTTGTCATATTAATACTCCTCTTTCGAGCAAGTGTTGTTTTTGATTCCAGTCTACTTGAGCACCAGAACTAATATTATTTATCTTTGTAAAGTCTTAAAAATCTATAATTTTAATATATTATTAAAATTAATACAAAGTTGGACCTGAAACATTTTGAGTAATGCCTATAGAACTTTGACTTATATATTGAAAACCGGTTATAGCATAACCCTGAATACCTGCCATACCAGGTAATGCTGAAAAATCAGTACTAATTTTATTGTTGTCAATCGTGTAAGCATAATTTCCATCCAAACCAGCTGAACCACCGGCACCTCCGCAAAAATGACTATAATTGTAATTATTATAATCACCACCTAGACCACCTGAGCCCTGAGTTATGACTGGAGTATTGCCTTGTAAGCAACTAAAACTACTATTTGAGCCATTAGTTCCATCTCTCCGAGTTCCGGCAGCTCCATAACCTACCCGAGATCCGGCACCTCCAGAACCACCCACAGAAGAGGTAAACCCTCCTCCTCCTCCTCCACCACCTGCGATTACTCCATAGTATTGGTTGAAATAAAATCCAGCACCACCACCTCCTCCACCAACTCCTCCCATAATTTTACCGTTATTTGTTATAAATAATGTTGTGGGTCGTTGTACTAATAAAGCGGGTCCACCGTTTTCGCCGTTATAACCGTCATGGTGATTTGTAGTACCACCGGCACCACCGTTTCCTCCTTTTCCTGCTATAATGCCGCCGTTTATGTATAACGACACAGTGGTTCCTAGTGGAAGAGAATCTGGAATTGTAAAGGCATAAGTACTTGTAGAACTTGCCCATATATTCACACAAGGTCCGATAGTTACAGTTAATGCTAACGGAACTATACCGTCCCAAACACCAGTAGAAAGAGCTGCATTGCGTAAATTATAATCCAATGCTGAATTGGTAATTAATATATTCAACGGCAAAGCATTTCTGGCGCCATAAAATTGTGACATTTTAATTTGACCAGAAAAAGGAACTCCAGGAGCTCCTGAGCCGACATAATCACCATCTCTATAATATTCTTTTAAAGAAATAGGATTACTACCTCCAAATTCAGTCTGAATTTGGCTAAGAGAAATAGGTCCGGTAGTTTGCAATGCCATATCAATATTTAGTCTTACGGACTAATAGTATTGATTATAGCTTCTATACAAGTCTCCACAGCTTCTTTAGCTTCATGAACTGAGAGTTTTTCGTCAAAATCAACTGGCCAATAATCATCACAAAATACAGAAGGAACATCTGACAAGGTTAAGCCGGTTTGTTTTTGACATTCCTTTTCAACCATTTTTTGAAAATCATCGAAAGAGATATGGAGACTCATATTATTAATAAGATTAATTATCTCCAATAATTAGATTCTTAGAACGTTCCTTTTTAGGAAAGAGACCTTTGAGAACAGTTTGTAATTCTTCTCCTTGATAAGAAACTGCCTTATCAATTCCGGTCCAGAGCTCTTGGTTAAATCTCAATTCATCTTGAAATTGAGTAATTCCTTTACCGATTCGAGAACCACCATGCATTAGATTTTCTTGAATGACATTGAAAGTGGTCCAAAGATCATTCTTTTGATCTACAGGTCGGCGAGCTTTAAGAAGCTCATTGACATCTACTTTCTTAGGCTGCATCATGCGATAACGGAATCGAATGTAATAGGCATATCGAGCCAACATGGTACGTTCTGTATCTGTCAATTCTCGATTTTTCATAACATCTGTTCGCTCTACCACGGTACCAAATTGATCAAAGGCTTGGTTTAAAGATTCCATAATCTCCCCGTCTTTAAAAATACCAGATCGATGAAGAGTCGGTTTAATGGAGTGACACATTCCGGTCGGAGCAATAAGACCGTTAGAACAGATCAAACGGAAAAATCCCAGATTCAAAGAAAATCTCCGAGACAAATTATGACTATTCACCAGACTAATCTGTGGAAAACCTTCCGTATAATTAAATGCAGTCTGAGATTTGTGAATCAAGTTTACTTGATGCATTCCGTGAATACCTCTGCCAGCTTTGGTGTCGCGAATGACCCAATCATTTTCCAAGGCCTTGCGAACAATTTCTCCAGTAGAAATGAAATTGTATTTTTTAGATGCCTTGCTAGAAGGTTCTTTGGCTTCAATAGCCGGGCACTTCTGAACGGCTTCTTCGTATGTCAATGTGTTAATCATGTAATAATCTTACTACAGGGAAAGGGGAACTGCAACCAAGAATTCTCAAAAACCTAAAGGACACTTAGATTTTTTTTCAGATCCTTGTTCATAAGTTTTAGCAGAACGAAAAAATTTTTGATACCTTTCAAAAAAAACTGTATGAGCTTTGGTCCAAGCTGTTTTAAGTAAATTTCCTTTGTCCCAAGAAAAGGAAGAGGTGAAATGTTCTCTTTTAAAGGGAATAATTTGAATCATGGGTGTTCCTTTAGGAATCAAGCCGTCAAAACCTTTACGAAGAAAAAAGGGTAAATGAACCGGAATAGGATGTTTGTCTGTATCCACTAAAGCTGATAGTGATCTAAAAGGCAATTCTTCGTGGTGTTGAGGATGTACAAATAAACAAGACCACCCAGGCGGAGTTTTAACTGTCCACGGATTAATCCACTTAAATACTGTATTATAATAACCAAAAGGAATCGGGTATTTAGTATATTGTTCTGGTTTTTGAATACTAACAATTTCTAAAGTATCCCAGGACCATTTAAAGGATAAATTATCTTCTCCTGCATTTTCTAACCAAACATCTGAATATAAAGGAATGTGATAACCAGCTCCAATCATATCTACTACCGGCATACATTTTTTAATAGTGCTATTTGGATCACTGAAAGAATCTATATCTTTGATTCCGTTAACATATCTTTCACAATGTTTAAACCATTCTGGTGTATTTTGAATGGCCGGATAAGGTCTTTCCAAGAGACTTAGCATATCTTCTTTACCACAAATAAATTCTAATTGAATTTTTTTACAAAACATATACAGATATTAATTTAAAATCTTGCTTTTGCCATAAGTTTTTTATATGCCTTTGGAAGAAATCATACACAAAACAGATTATTTAAGTAATGGTCGAACAGTTTTTGGCAGTTTTCCAATTACTATAAACGGAAACATTAATTGTGTTGTTTTAAATGAGTCACCAGATTCACGTGATGTAATTTTATCAGAAGGAATGGATCCTTATCTTTTAGCCCAAAAACAGTACCTTCAAACTTTTGATGGTAATTATTACAACCTTAACAACGGGCGAGGAGATTTTATTTTATTTTTTTAAATTATTATGGCAAACAAAACATTTGCAGATTTTTCTACTTTAGCAAAATCTACTAACGACTTACAAAACAAAGATTATTTGGTTGGTTATAGGCCTTATACATACGGTAATGATGAAATTAAAATATCTGCGTATGATTTTGCTAATTCTTTAAATCTCCTTTTAGAAAATGGCGCCATTGAAGCAGATCAAATACATTTTGAAGGAAACGGAGCCACTGCAGTTACGACAGTTGCAGACAAATTAAAACAGTTTATAGATTATGCAGATTATACAGACGCCACCGTATCAGCTTATAATGCTTATGATAAAAGGTTTTTTATACCTAAAGGTATAACTATTACTATAAATTTGACAGATGTTAATAATACAAACCTTTCTTTGCCTTCTATATTATCTAAAATAACAAGTTGGCATATAGATGGTACAGTTAAAATAAACCTAGGCCACGGGCAGTGGAATATATACGAATCTGTAATTTTAAACCATTCATACGGACAAAATATACAAATAATTGGAGACACGTCTTATCCGAATTTGGTTAAACTTCAAATGATAGGATCTTCTTTTGATATATTAAAATGTACCAATGGATGTACCTTTGGTTTAATAGACGGTATTACTATTATTGGAGTAGGAAATCAAATCTCTTATGCAGGTATAGCTGCTTACGGAGGTGCTTTAATAAATGTCGGAACATCTGTCATTATACAAGGATGTGTTTATGGAATTAAAGCAGATCAAGGAGCTATTGTGTTGGCTAATGGAGTAACCGTGAACGGTCCCTCTGGTTTGAATAGAACAGATGGAAATGGTTTTTATGCTTTAAATCGATCCCACATTTCCGCTTTAAGTGCTACAGCGTTTAATAACATCAACGGATATAAAGCAGAAAACCATTCTCAAATAAATGCAGAATATTCCACTGGTAGTAATAATCTTAAAAATGGTTACTTTGCTGGATCTAATTCAGAAATAGCAGCTTCTTACACATTTTCTAATTATAATTCAGGTTCAGGTTTTTACGCACAAAGTAATGGAACTATAGAATGTTATAATGCTGTAGCTGTTAACAATATTCGTTACGGGATAGAATTTGACAGTGGAGGAAATATTAATGGTGGTTTCAATTTACCAATTAATGCCTACACTTCCTTATCTGCTTGGAATAATCAATCATCAGTCTCTTCTAATGTTGGAAAATTGTACGTAAAAACTCCAGATAATAGTTCTGTATTGTTTAATACTAATAACAATTTAACACAATTTGAGGTATCTAATACAAATAATGCAATTTCCCACATAGTAGTAAATGGAGGTAACAATGTTGGACACAGCTCTATTTCTGTTGTAAATGCCAATGCCAGTGGAGATGCTGTAGGATTAAAAATAGATGCCGGAACAAATTTAAGTGGTCAAGCAAAATATTTAGATTTAGGATCAAAAATACGATTTAGTAATTTTATAGCTAATGTTATTGATTTGGGAAATGGAAATATTAGTAGCGGTTATATTACTTGCCAAGACCTTAATGGTAATTTGTGTAAACTTTTAGTTTTAAAATAATAACCTATAAGATTTTTTGATTTTAAAAATTGGAATTTAATTATAAATATTATTAATGTCTAATTCATCAGAAAACTTAAGTCCACTAACCTTTGGCCAGTGGCAAATGCAACAAAGTTATACTGATGTAACCGGGGTCTCGGATAATGGATATATCCAATATTTAAAATTGTGGTATAAAAATAAAATTCAAGAACCTAGTAATGCTAAACAAATTACTAAACAAAATTTTATACAATTATTAAAAGATCTTAATTTTCTTTTTGGTGAAAATGAAGCTGATCTTTTCATAAAAGACATAGATTATTCTAATCAAGAAGATCTTGTATTGGCTATACCATATTTTGCTAAAAAATTAACAGAAATAGCTAAAACTCTTAATTCTAAAAGAGAATCCATAAAAAGAGCTAAAAATAAATTTAATTTAATAGGTTCTAATAAAGGTTTAGAGTCTTTATTATATGATTATATTTTAAAAAGTTTTACACAACGTGACGGATATGCTGCAGAAATTCCAGTGGCACCTTTAAAATCTTTATTTCCAGAATTAAAAGATGTAAGTAATGATTTTTTTATAGAAATAGAAGAATTACATGACCCGGCAAATTATCATGACTCAGATCCTTCTGTTAATATAAAAGAATATTTAGATTATACAGCTATTAAAGATTTTTTTCCTTTAATAGATTCAACAAATCCTTTTACAGAAACTGATATAATCAATATTATTTCTAATAGATTTCTTAACAGAACCGGATCTTCTACACTGTTTACAGTGTTTAAAAGTTACTTAGATAGTATAACTACAAATCCAACTTTAAGTTCTACTACTTTTGAAATAAACAATTTAATAGCGGCTAATCAAAAATATTTAGGTGAAACCATATACGGAGTGTCAGCTTTGCCAATAAGACAAATAACAACTCCAGATTATATTTTAAATTTAAATTTTACAGCCGGAAATAATTGGTTTTTATGGCCTAGTGGATATCAGGAGTTAAATCATAATGTTTATAATAATTCTTATAATCCCATTTCTATTCAAGATTCCTCTTTAATAAATGCCGGAGCAACTCCTGGAACTGATTTTACAAATTCTGATATAATTTTTTCAGATAAAAACGGAACAGTAGAAGGAGCCTGGTTACAGGGGCCTTATCAAGTACCTGTAAAATCAAACATTCATATTACTTTAAAAGGAGGAGATGTAACAGAATTTTTATATCCTTATGTTGGTTATGATTTAGATTCTAAAACTTTAAATTTTTTAAATTTCAATACTTCCAGAAATAATGAAAAATTATTTAATAGTTTAACTACTTCTCAACAACAAAATATTTTAACACAATATTATACGAATTCTTTTCCCTTAACATCAGTCCTTTCCACTTATCTCAATCAAACAAATTTAATAGTACAGGGAGCTACTTCTGGTGAATTTTCTAATGAAGCAGATTCTATTATTAAAAAAATACATGACTATACTGTACCTTTAATTCATTCTGGAGAAGATGCTCAAACTGCATATTTGTATAAATTTAATAGAACAGATTTACCAATAAGTGCCGGACAAAATAATATTTACTGGCCATTACAAACTTTTAAAACTGCAGAAAATTTAACTATAAATTATACAGAAAGAGATTGTTTGCCGGTAAGATTAGCCGATATCAATCCGTCTTATGTTATGGCAGGTGCCGTGGCTGGAGATTCCTTTTCAACTTCTGATGTTATTTATAGATTAAATTCTAGAAGTGATTTGTCTCAGGCTATGGAAGCTGCCTGGTATGGCGGGGGGCAAATAAGTCAATTAAATGTTACAACCAAGTCTATAAACATTTACGGATCTATGTCTGCGGTGGATTGTGCTCATAGTGTAAAAGGAATTATACAAGGAGCAGCTTCCTTTAAGGCAGATTCCAATCAAAAAGTTTCTTTTGTGTGGTGTGGAGAAGATACTTTTGCTGATGAAGTTTTTAAATATATTCCACACGAAAAAAATTGTGAATATGGTAAAACATATCCTCATCAATATTACAACGATCAAGACTTTATTAATCCGACTCCATTATATAATAAAAATTATTGGACTAAATGTTCTTGTAAAGCTGTATATTATTCACCAATAGGACATATAGGTCACAACGTTACAGATTATAACGGCATGGCTGATTATCTATTTGCAGATCCGTTTGGTTTAGGAGTTCAATTTGCCTTAGGATCTTGGCTAGATACCCGGCGTTTAACGATACAAAATAGTCCTCAATTTTCATTTTTTCAATTAGACGGAAAACATGGAGATAATAAAGTGGGTTATGGTAGTGGTAGGTGGAAAACTTCTGACAATTCTCTTTCACCTGTAGGAGATAGAATGATTTTAAAAACTGGTAAACGTTATACCTATTATCGTACAGGTTTAAGAACTAATAATAACAGTACAGCCGGAAATACAATAACTAATAATTTTTCACCTTATTTTATATCTAATTACATATACCCAAAAGTAAATGCTGTTATGTGTGACAGTGCTGGAATGAAATATGACATAGTTATAGCTATAGATTACAGTAGATCTCAATCTTTTAATTTTAAAGAAATTAAAAAAGCAGTTGCAAAAATATGTACTCGTCTTATTAATGCTTGTGATAAAACCAAATCAAATTATTGTTTTGATAGACAGAACTCTGTACAAGTTGCAGTTGTAGGATTTGCCGCTAAAGAATTGATAGTTCATTTTTTGACTAATCAAGATTATGAAATAGATCTTCAATTACAAGCGTTACAAGAGCCTCAACAATATCCAGATTGGCAAACCAATTACACTCCAATGTTGACAGTTGCTGATAAATTGTTATATGGAAATTGGTACGGTGCAGACAGTTCTTTTATAGATTTAACTAAATTATGTAGTGATGTAAATACTACTATTCTTAATGCATCTGCTTTAACTAATGCTTTAAACACACCTCAAAATGGTGCTATTAAAAAATTAGTTATTATTAGTGACGGAGTTTCAACTATAGATCCAACTGAATCTAATGAAAGTATTTTACAATTAGTTCAAAATTTAAAAAATAAAGGAACAGAGATACAATCTGTTAGTATGGGTGAATTGTCTGTTGCATCTAATTTAATGCAACAAATGGCTACTTCTTCTGATACTTATTTTAATCTTTACAAATATTTAATTTCTGGAGACGGAAATTATGATTCTTTTATAGACTATATATCTGATCGCATAGATGGTTGTGTGTCTTATAGACCAATTTGGAGAAAAGCCATTAAAAATGCTCAAGGCAATTGGGTGGAAACTTCTCAAATATCAGACATGGCCTTAATGCCTAATGATTTTTTAATTTATGATCATAAAACAAATACTATGTATTATGATAATTTTACCGGAATAACCTTTGAGCAACCTAGTATATCCTTTACCATTAATGCTAAGCTAGACGGATGGAATTATATTACTAATAATTTTAACTCTAAAAATATAGGACCAGAATATGGAGCCAAACCTTTTTGGGCTAAAGTACCTAATAATCCTATAAGTTTTGCCGGACAGGTTCGATTTGTAGATGATTATGTACCGGTTCATCAACCAGAAATTTCAGATTTAACTTTAGATCAAGGCAGTTATATACAATATAACAGGGTGGGTCTTACAGATTTAAAATGGAATCAACCTAGTAATTTTTTAGCCACTATAAACACTACTCAATGGAATAAAATAATTTTTGATAAAAAATATTCTAACTTAGAATCTATTTTAAGATCAAATTTAACAGATTGTATAATAAACAACTCCTATGAACCTAGTAATATGATACTAGAAAGCTATTCTGAATATAAATTAGCTCGTTATCATTATTATGCTCAAACTGGGTTTGTATATACAGAAAATTTATTTTTAAAAAATAGATGTTTAGATAACTATGTTATCTTTTTATCTGGAGTATTAATTAATCCACCAGAACCTTATGCTAATTTAGATAATAGATTTTACCCAACAGTGGCTACAGTTTCTTTTCCTAGTTTAGCTGTATCTGAGGCCTCTGTGGGTGGTTATTTATTACCGGAAAATTTAGGAGTCTCAACTTATAGAGGACGAGGTTATAGTTATGGTATAAATCAAAATACACTTTCTGCTATAAATTTAGCAAATGAAGAACCGGTTTTTTTGGATCCAGAAAAATATGGTTCTCGTAATAGAGGTTTAACTAAAAAAGATCAATTATCTCCTGTAACTTTAAATGGCATAGATAATAAATGGATCATGGAACCATATGGTTCTGGGGCTAAGTCGGGTGTAATATTAAATACTAAGGAAAATCAAAAATTTACACCTTACCAAACTGATTATGAAATTTTAGGATACAATACTCATGGCTTGGCTCGACAACAAGATGATTTTCAATTTTGGAAATTTGATGCTCTGGATAATGCAACTTGGAAAGATAAAGATTCAAATTCTAATTACAGAAAAGAACTTTTGGCTGGTGTATATGGAGATAAAGTTAATAAATTATTGGCTAATAAAGGTACTTTAGTACAATGGAGATCTGATATTTTTGGAAATGATTATGGCTTGTATAAACAATTACCATCAGAAATTATACACATTAAAATTGTTCCTCAACCGCCAGTTATTGTATTCCAAACCACTTCAGCTTTGGAAGTAGAACTAGAAGGAACCTTTGTATTAACAATCAGTGCTATAGGGGATCAGCCATTTAGTTATCAATGGTATCATAATAATGTTCCATTGTATGGAGCTGCTTTTGAAAATTATCAAGTATTTAAAGCATTACCACCTACTTCTGGAGTGTATGTGTGTCAAGTGAGTAATTTGGTTGGAGTTGCTACTAGTATTCCGATCTCAGTTACATTTAATCCCTATAACGAAGGCAATTATATAGAAGATGAATATCACTTTGATTTAGCGGGAGATGATCTAAAACCGATCACTTGGATCTAAATATAAATATAATATGCGTTCAAAAACTATCAGAGATTTTCCAATTGTAACAAATCCTCAAGGATCTGATGTGCTTTTAGCTAGTCATAATAACAGAACAAGTACAGTACCTATAAGTGCTATTAATAATTATGTTGTTTCTGTTGTCAGGGACGTAGTATTTATTGGAGCCACTGGCTTGACTGGCCCTATTGGAAATCAAGGACCTGTTGGAGTTTCTGGTTTAATAGGACCTTCCGGAGCAGCCGGGAGTAATGGAATAGATGGTTCAACTGGCCCGATTGGACCGACTGGGTTGATTGGACCCTCTGGCCTTATCGGAGCCTCTGGGCTTACCGGATCTACTGGTCCTACTGGACTTAAAGGAGATACAGGAGATATCGGCCCTACTGGAGATACAGGTCCTACTGGAGATATCGGCCCTACTGGTCCCACTGGACTAGACGGTCCAACAGGCCCTACAGGTCCAACAGGCCCTACAGGCCCTACAGGTCCAACTGGATTAGATGGTCCTACCGGATTAACAGGTCCCACTGGTGCCACTGGATTGACGGGTCAGACTGGAGATGTCGGTCCACAGGGACAAAAAGGAGATACTGGCTCGACTGGAATTACCGGACCAACTGGATTAACTGGTTCTACTGGATTGACTGGAAATATTGGACCACTCGGTCCAAGAGGAGCCACTGGTTCCACGGGTCTACAAGGAGAATCGGGTTTCACCGGATCCACTGGCCCACAAGGATTAAAAGGAGATACGGGTTCTACAGGAGCTTCGGGTCCTTCTGGAGCAACTGGACCTTCTGGTGGACCTACTGGGGCAACTGGACCTTCTGGACCCATTGGCCCTGCCGGAGTTATAGGTCTTAAAGGAGCTACGGGAGCCACTGGCTCCGGAGTTGATAATACCAAGCTTTCTCTGTCTGGTGGAATTATAACTGGAGATTTGACGATTATAGGTAATTTGACCGCATCTGGTACTACTACTTTGGTCAATACCTATTTTACTACAACTAGCTCTATTCGTATTGTAAACAATTCACCAGTAGGAGATGAAGCAGCTTTATATGTAGGCCAACGCGGAATTGGAGACGTTGCTTCTTTCTATGACATAGACCAAAACATAGAAATGTTGCATGTAGGAGGAATCAATAGTAATCATCCTAATGTTGGTATCAAGACTTCTTCTCCTAATAAAACTTTGACAGTTGCTGGAGAAATTAGTGCTACTGGCAATATTTATAATAGTGGTTATGTTTATACCAATGGATTAACAGCAACCGGAACAGTTTCTGCTATAAGTTTTTTAGGTGATGGTAGTAAGTTGACTGGAGTGACATCTCCTTATGTGTTACCAACTAATGTAATTTTTAGTTCTGTAAGTGCTTTGTCTTTAAGTGGAGCTTTTTACGGAGATGGCAGCAAGTTAACTGGTACTTCTGTTTCTAATACGATAAAATATACAGCACCGGCTATAACTTTATATCAAGGTAATGCGGTTGTCTCTTCTTTTAATATACCATCATCAGCCTTTACCGGAGCCGTGTATCAAAATTATTTAGTGTTTCTTAATGGACTGCTTCAAGCACCTACTATTAACTATTCTATTTCAAATGCTAGTACTTTAGATTTTACCTTTGCTCCGCCAAAAAATTGTTCAATTTTATTACAAAGTTTTACACATGATGTAGGTTATGTAGCAGCTCCTTCTTATATTTCTTTAACTGCAGACGGAACAAACACAGTTTTTCAAATGTCCAGTGCTTTGGAAGCTGCTTCTTTATTAAAATCTTCTAGATATCTTGTATTTATAAACGGAGTGGTTCAAACTCCGGTTACTAGTTATTATATTTCTTATACGAGTGCTGGAAAATTTATTGTTTTTACTTCAGTTCCGCCCAGAAATACTAATATTGGTGTCTTTACTTTTAATTACGGAAATTACGGAATTCCAGAACCTATAGTTAGCACATTTTACGGAGACAAATATAGTACAAATTTTACTTTTACAAATTCAAATGCTTACAGAGGTACAATAGCCAAAGAATATTTGGTAATTTTAGGTGGTGTAGTACAACAACCAGATATAGATTATACAGTTTCCTATTCTTTTGGAGGAACATTAGTATTCTCTCAACCGCCACCGGCAAATGTTCAAATAGTTGTAATAACTAACAGATACGGAACATACACCGATGGAGTAACCTCCGTAAATGGTAAAATTGGAAATGTGAATATTTTTGCATCAGATATACCAGAATTTCAAAATGTTTATAGCATTTCTACTCCAGTAACTGCAAGCGGAGATTATATAGGAATAAATATAAATAATAAAGTTAGATATCTACGTCTGTATGATAATTAAACATTTCAAAGATTTTTTATTAAATAATATATTATGGCCATCACAAAAGTAATTTTAGATATGATACAAACTCCGGCTAGTGGAGTTTTGGGGGGTGCAAACAGTACAGTTAATCATTCAAGTAGTTTTATTATCGGGGATAATATTACAACCTCAGCACCAGGGACTGTTTTTGTCAATTCTCTCAGTGCCTCTGCTTTAAGTGGAGTCTATTATGGTGATGGTAGTAATTTGACTGGTGTTATTAAAACACAATACTCTTTGCCTACAGCTTCAAGCAGTGTTCTAGGTGGTGTCAAGACAGGTGGTAACATAACCATAGACGGCAGTGGTAATATTAATGCTCCAACTTACTCTTTGCCTACAGCTTCAAGCAGTGTTCTAGGTGGTGTCAAGACAGGTGGTAA